ACAGTTACCTTGGCCCGGCTTTTACTGAAGCGCAACGACTCGATTATTCGTCGTGCTTCCTGCCGAATTGCCCTGATGATGTTGCCGGAAAGGGCGAGGCGGTCGAGGAAGTGATCCCGCCCACACTTGGTGATGATGAGATCCTGTTGCCGGTAGCGAATGAGCATCGCGCAGCCGGTCGGTTGGTCGACGGGAAATGGCGCGTTCAACAGGCAAAGCGCACGCTGACACCCGAAGAAATTGCGGAAGCGTTTGACATAAAGAAGCAAAACAAATTAGCAGAACTTTCTAGAGAGTTTTCCGTCCGCCGTAATTCTGGTGTCACCGTATCAGGTCATCTATTTGCCACGACAAACGATGGTCATCAAGAACTTAAAGCACTTAAAGATCGCCTTGATCGTGTAGGCGGTACACAGAAAGCCGTAACCAGGGCAGGTGATATGATTGAGGCTGATGCAACTCAGGCAACGGCAATCTTCATAGCGGTTGATGATTATATCGCGGCATGTTGGTCACGAGAATATGATCTTAGGGTAGCAATTAATGCAGCCGCAAATGCTACAGAACTCGAAGCTATCGACATTACTTCTGGTTGGCCTGTATCAGAACAACCCAAATAATAATATAAACTCTTTTTTACATATCATAGAGTTAAACCAGTAACAAGAGGTATTCGAAGAAGTCTTGTTATTTGGTTACGTGGACCTAAATGACAATAATAATATTAAACATTATAAATAGTCATAAGACTTATACAAAGAGGGTACTATGGCTATTCCTGCGACTAGAGAACAACATAAACAATATTGTCTCAGAAATCTAGGATCTCCTGTAATCGACATCAACGTTGATGACGAACAACTAGAGGATAGAATTGACGAAGCATTACAATACTATCGTGATTATCATTATGATGGCACAGAACATGTTTATTTAAAACATCAAATTACTTCTTCAGATAAAACCAACAAATACATCTCTATCCCAGAAAATATTCAAGGGATCGTGAGAGTGTTTGATATTGGGGATTCTATTAATAGTTCAAATCTATTCAATATTCGATATCAAATTCATCTAAACGATCTTTTTGATTTTTCTAGTGCTTCATATGTTCCTTATGTGAACGCTATGAGACATGTAGAAATGCTTGAAGAAATCTTTGTTGGTAAGAAACCTATTCGTTTCAACCGTCACACAGATCGACTTTATATTGATATGGATTGGGAAACAGATGTTCTCGTAGATGAATACATCATCATTGATTGTTATCGTACAGTAGATCCAAATACATATACAGACGTTTGGGGTGATAGATGGTTACTTAGATATTCGACTGCTTTATTTAAAAGACAGTGGGGCGAAAATCTATCTAAGTTTCAAGGTATTCAACTTCCAGGAGGAATTCAATTTGACGGTGTTCGTATTCTAGGTGAAGCAAGAGAAGAAATTAATAAGTTAGAAGATGAAATGATTACGAGTTATTCATTGCCCGTCCATGATATGATTGGATAAATTATGGCGACGAATAAGTATTTCAATAACTTCTCATACGCCAGAGAACAAGACCTAGTTGAAGATCTCACGATTGAGGCTATCAAGATCTATGGTCATGATGTAAAGTACATTCCAAAAACAATCGTAGCGAGAGATAACTTATTCGGTGAAGATCCACTGATGAAGTTCACAACCGCTGCTGACGTTGAAATGTATATCAAGAATGTTGAAGGATTTGAAGGAGAAGGTGATCTACTCTCAAGATTTGGTCTACAGATACGAGATGAGATGACTTTCACTCTTGCTCGTAAAAGATTTGATCAGATTCGTACAGAAAAGTTGATGACAGAAGTAGGTTATAATCTACTTACAGAACAGGCAAATACGGCTGCTCCATCAAGACAGTTTCTCACAGGGAACAATGAGACAGAATCTATCGTACTAGAAGCAGGCACTGCTAATGGATACTCAATCAGTTCTAATCGTCCATTAGAAGGCGATCTAATCTATTTTCCAATGGTTGATAAGATATTTGAGATTAAGTTTGTTGAACACGAACAGATTTTTTATCAAACCGGTAGATTACAGACATATGATTTACGTTGCGAATTATTTTCTTATAGTTCTGAAAAACTTGATACTGGATATAGTGAGATTGATATTGTTGAAGATCAATATTCACTAGATCAAACTTTCTATCAAACACTTCTTGAAGATGGCGAAGTTCTACTAGCTGAAGATGGTGATGGTATCGTACAAGAATTCCAAATTTCTACAATTGATGCACAAGCAGATAATGATACTGTATATAAATCTAATATACTAGAAGATGATATTATTGATTTCAGTGAAAAAGATCCATGGTCAGAGGGTAGGTTCTGATGTTTGAGTATTTTTATCACGGTACAATTAGACGTTATGTTCAAGTATTCGGATCATTATTCAATGATATTCAACTTGTAAGAACGGATTCGAACGGTAATAGAGTGCAAACACTTGCTGTTCCTTTAGCGTATGGACCCAAACAAAAATTTCTTGTCAGACTAGATACAAATCCAAATCTAGATAGAGAAGTTGCTATATCGCTTCCACGTCTTGGATTTGAGTTGTCAGGCGTTACATATGATTCTACAAGAAAAATAAATTCCACTCAAAAGAATAGTTATATTATCACATCTGATAATACTCAGTTGAGAACACAATATACACCTGTTCCTTATGATATTACATTCGTGTTATCAGCGTTTGTGAAGAACGCGGATGATGGTACACAAATAGTAGAACAAATTGTTCCATATTTTAAACCAGAATGGAACGTATCAGTAAATCTAATACCATCTATGAATATAACTATGGATATACCAATTATATTGAATAGTATAGATTTTGAGGATGTATATGATGGTGATTATTCTACTAGAAGAACTATTATCTGGAACTTCAATTTTACTTTAAAAGGTTATCTATACGGACCAATTACAAACAGCGGACCAATTACAAGAATACAGATTGATCTACATGCTAATACAGCCTTAAATACTCCAAGGTCAAGTCGTCTTGTTACTGTTCCTGGATTATTAGCTAATGGCGCGCCTACTACAAATAGTGCAGCGTCTATTGATAGAAATCTTATAAAGTCTACAGATGATTATGGATTTGCTTCGAATACCTTCTTCTATACAGACGGTTTGATATATAATCCGGTAACAGGAAGTGATCAACAACCATGAGTTTCGATTCTAAATTCAGTCAGGTACTAAACATAGATCCTCCTAATGAAGTGGAGGTTATAGAACCTAATATTAATAAACAAATAGAAGATGATTACGACTATGCTAGACGTAATTTAAGAGATCTAATTGACTCTGGAATGGGTGATTTAGATAGAGTTATGGAAATTGCTCGACAGAGTGAATCTCCAAGAGCATTTGAAGTGGCGACAAATTTACTTAAAACATTAACTGATACAAACAAAGATCTCCTTGAGTTGGCTAAGAAAAAGAAAGATATATTACAGACAAAAGAAGATAAACCGCAGAATGTAACCAACGCATTATTTGTAGGTTCAACTGCTGATCTTCAAAAACTTATTCAAGGAGAAAAAAATGCAAGAAGTTCAGTCGATTAATTCTCTCAGTGGAGAATTGACAACCCTGATTCTTCCATGGATTGCTATTCTAGTATCAGCAATCATTGCATTTATGTTGAAAGACTTTATAACTAATTTTGCTAAAGGCTTAGCATTTCAGATGAATAGTGCTTTCAATGAAGGCGATAAAGTTATTATTGACGGTTCAGAAGCGATTATCGTAAAAGTTGGTATCAAACAAACTGTATTTGGAGTGTTTAGTGATAAAGGATATACATGGAGATATGTACCAAATGAAAGAATACCTTTTTTGAAAATAGAAAAAGTAGTAGATCCAGATCTACATAAAGATAGTGAAGAAGAAAAAGGTAGAAGAATACAAAAAATGATTGATTCAACGCAAGATAAAAAGATTGATTCTAATCATCATCATATTGAAAAAAATGCAGAAGAAATAGAAAAGTTAAAAAACAAAGATGGTAAAAACTAATTACGATTATTTTGTACAAAAGTTTCTAGAACCATTTTTGTCATGTTTATTTTGTATGGCGCAAGGAAACTTAACTGTACTTACAATAAATCATTATATAACAGCAAGTAAAACAGCAGTAATTGCTTTAGTAATTATAGTAATATTATCCTTAATTAATATAAATCATAATAAATATTTTGCATTAACTTTAACTGGATTTGCTACTCTTGTTGCTGATATTTTAAGTCATCAATCTAATTATGTTGGTATGTATACAGAATCCATTTTGACAGCATGTGTTGCTATGTTACTCTCTTTAATGTTTGATAGAATTTTAAAAAGATAGATACGAAAATAATAGGAGAATAAAAATGGCGCATTTTGCTAGAGTAAATGAGAACAATGTTGTCACTTTTGTTTCTACTTGTGATAACAACTTATTATTAGAAAACGGTGTAGAAGTAAGAGATAATCAAAGAGCTATTGATCATTTGAACGCTACAGTACCAAATGAAATAGCTCCTGGTGTAAAGTGGGTCCAAACATCTTATAATAATAGTTTTAGAAAGATGTATGCTGGTATTGGATGTTTTTATAGTGAAGAAGGTGATGTATTTTATGGTACTCAACCGTATGCTTCGTGGACACTAGATGAGAATTATGATTGGCAACCACCAATTCCAATGCCCGATGATGCAGGACCAGAAAAAATTTATAATTGGGATGAAGATGCTTATCAAGCTGATAATACAACTGGATGGGTTGTATATACTACTTAATATATAAAGAAATACTAATATACAATGTCAGATGCCTATCTTAGTAATCCAAATCTAAAGAAAATTGGAGTAAATCTCGAATTTACTCAAGATCAAATTCAAGAGTACATTAAGTGTACTCAGGATCCAATATACTTTGTAAAAAATTATGTCAAGATTGTTCATGTAGATAAAGGTCTTATTCCTTTAGATCTATATGCATATCAAGAACGAATGATTAATACTTTTCATAATAATCGTTTTGTTATTACAAAGATGCCGAGACAGTCTGGTAAATCAACTGCGGTCATTGGATTTATTCTTCATTATATTCTTTTCAATGAAAATAAAAACGTAGCATTACTTGCCAATAAGGCAGAATTGGCTAGAGAACTTCTTGATAGATTAAAGAAAGCGTATGAGAATCTACCTTTATGGATACAACAAGGTATTGCTGTATGGAATAAAGGTTCTATTGAACTAGAAAATGGATCAAAGATTCTCGCTACATCTACTACGGGTTCTGCTGCCCGTGGTCAATCATTCTCTCTTGTCTTTCTAGATGAATTTGCATTCGTACCACATAACATAGCAGATGAATTCTTCAAATCAGTATATCCTACAATTTCATCTGGTCAAGAAACAAAGATGATTATTGTATCTACTCCAAAAGGTATGAATCACTTTTATAAGATGTGGGTCGAAGCTGAAGAAGATCGTAGTAAATTTATACCAATAGCTGTTGATTGGTGGGAAACACCAGGAAGAGATGAGAAGTGGAAAGAAGAACAAATAGCAAATACAAGTGAAGAAGATTTTAATCAAGAATTTTCTTGTATCTTTTTAGGTAGTAGTAATACACTCATCAATGTAAATATACTACGAAATTTGTCCTTTGTCAACCCTAAATTTTCAAAAAATGGATTTGATCAGTATGAAGATATAAAAGAAAAACACGAGTATGTAATATCTGTCGATACATCTCGTGGCGTTGGTGGAGATAACTCAGCTTTCACTGTTATCGATATCACACAGATACCATATAGAGTTGTCGCTAAATTCAAAGACTCTACTATTTCACCTATTTTATATCCAGAGTTAGTATATAATGTAGCTAAGAACTTTAACAATGCTTTTGTTTTAGTTGAAATAAATGATATCGGCGAACAAGTTGCTTCTACTCTTTATAGAGACTTGGAATATGAAAATATTTTCATGACAAATATGAGAGGTAGATCTGGTCAAATTATTGGTAGTGGATTTGGCAATAAACCACAATATGGTGTAAGAACCACTAAACAAGTCAAAAGAATTGGTTGTTCTACCTTAAAAGATATGGTAGAGAATCAAAAAATTATTATACAAGATTTTGACATAATTGAAGAGTTATCTAATTTCATTAGTAAGAAGGAATCTTTTGAAGCCGACGAAGGATATCACGACGATTTAGTAATGTGTCTAGTATTATTTGGATGGCTTGTAAGACAAGATTATTTCAAAGAACTTACAAACACTGATATTAGAAAAAGAATACTAGAAGATAAAGAATCTATGATGGAAGAAGATATGTTACCGTTTGGTTTTAGATATGATGCGGCAAATGATGCAGAAATGATCGTAAACGATCCCTACAGTATAGAAGATCTTAAAGACCAGTTTATTAATCGTTGGTAGACCATGGATCAACGAATAGAACAGATTGAAACTTCTTTTTCATACTCTCACTAATTTTTCTTTTAGTTTTTTCGCTATGAGATTTGCCCATATGTGCCTTACTCATCTTAATACGAGTTTCTTTAGACTTGGGTTTACCAAGTTTAGCAAGACTCATTTTATGTCTGGTTTCTTCCGTTTTTCTCATATTTCTATTTATTAACTAAGTTTATTAAAAACGTTAAAAATATAAATAAAAAGAAAATGAGATCTTTGTTCGTTTTAATCTAAGGAGTAAGAAATGGCATTCCAAGTTTCTCCAGGCGTCAACGTTAGTGAGATTGATCTTACTAGTGTTGTACCCGCTGTATCAACATCTATTGGTGCTATTGCTGGACATTTTCGGTGGGGTCCAGTAGATAAGAGAGTTTTAGTTTCCCAAGAAACCGCTCTTGTAAGCACATTCCAGAAACCTAACGCAAATACTGCGGAAGACTTCTTTACAGCAACCAACTTCCTCTCATATGCAAACGCATTACAGGTCGTTCGTGTTGTAGCAACTGGTAACAGTTCTGTCGCCACCTCAGCACGTAATGCAACAACAAACGCTGCAAATACGTTAAACACTGTCATCAAAAACGAAGATGACTACGAAGATAACTATTCTACAGGTATCTCAAATGTTGGTGAATGGGTTGCAAAATATCCAGGGGAATTGGGTAACTCTCTCAAAATCTCTGTATGCCCAAGCGCACAGGCATGGTCAAATGCTATTTCTGGTACAATTGCTGTAACCACACAAACAACTACTGTTACCGGTACATCTACTTTCTTTGATACACAATTAGTTGTTGGTGACCTACTAGAAATTGGTCCAGATAAAGAAAAAGTTCGTGTTTCTGCTATTGCCAACTCAACAGTACTAACACTTGAAAGAAAGTATACTGGCAACACAGTTACTGGTTATGCTGCAACTCGTTATTGGGAGTTCTACAACTTCTTTGATATTGCACCAGGAACTTCAACATATGCTAACACCGCTGGTGCAACCGCTGATGAAATGCATATCGCTGTAGTAGATGAAGATGGTGAATGGACTGGTGTAAAGAATCAAGTTATTGAAGTATTTCCAGTCGTTTCTATGGCATCTGATGCTAAGACAGAAGATGGACGTAGTAATTACTATAAGGATGTTATTAATAATCGGTCAAAGTATGTATGGTGGACTAAACATCATGCTTCTAATACAAATGCTGGTAAGAAAGCTTCTGGTGTTACCTTTGTTGGTGGTACCGATGTACAGACCAGTTCTTTTGTAAACGGACGCGATGGTAATACACCAACCAATGCTAACTATCTCTTAGGATATGACAAGTTCAAAAATGCTGAAGAAGTAGACGTAACAATACTTCTTGGTGCTGCTGCTAATTCTGTAAGAGCGCGTTATCTTATCGAACAAATATGTGAAGTTCGTAAAGACTGTGTTGCTGTTATTTCTCCAGAGAAAGCAGACGTTGTAGACAATCGTCTCTACGCTGGTTCAGAAACACAAGACATCATTGCTTATCGTGATACTCTACCATCAAGTTCATATGGTATCATGGACTCTGGTTGGAAGTATCAATACGACAAGTACAATGACGTATATCGTTACATTCCAGCTAATGGTGACGTAGCAGGAACGATGGCTCGCACAGACAATCTTCGTGATCCTTGGTATTCACCTGCTGGTTTCAACCGTGGTCAAATCAAGAATGTCGTTAAAATGGCGTTCACACCTAATAAAGCTGAAAGGGATGAACTCTATAAGAAGGGCATCAATCCAATCACTACATTCCCAGGACAAGGAACTGTACTATTTGGTGATAAGACACTTCTTGCTAAACCAAGCGCATTTGATCGTATCAATGTTCGCCGTCTCTTTATTGTACTAGAGAAAGCTATTTCTACTGCTTCTAAGTTTACACTCTTTGAATTCAACGATGAGTTTACAAGAGCTAACTTTGTGAATCTTGTAGAACCATTCCTTCGTGACGTACAAGGTCGCCGTGGTATCACAGATTTCAGAGTTGTTTGTGACGAAACAAACAATACTCCTGAAGTTATTGATCGTAATGAATTTATTGGCGATATCTTTATCAAACCTGCTCGGTCAATCAACTTTATTCAACTAAACTTCGTAGCTGTCCGCACTGGTGTTGAATTTAGTGAAGTTGTTGGTCAAGTTTAATATAAATAAAAGTAAAGATAAGGAGTCATAAAATGGCATTTAATATTTCAGGGTTTCAAGGACAGCTAACTGGTGGTGGTGCTCGCCCCAATCTGTTTCAAGTAACCATTGACAATCCAGTTGACCGTGGTTCATTTATTAAGACCTCATTCATGGTTCAGGCAGCTCAGATTCCTGAAGCAACTCTTGGCGTAGCTACAGTCAACTACTTCGGTCGGCAGATCAAATATGCTGGTAACAGAACTTTCGCTGATTGGACAGTTACAGTCATTAATGACGAAGACTTCCTAATCCGCGATGGAATGGAACGTTGGTCAAATGCAATCAACGGACTACAAACAAACATTCGTTCTGCTGCTCTAGCGCAAGCTGCACAGTACAAGACAAGTGCTACTGTTACACAATTTGCTAAAACTGGAGCTCCAATCAGAACTTACAAATTTGTCGGTCTGTTCCCATTAACAGTTGGTGCAATTGCACTTGATTGGGGTACAAACGACGCCGTTGAAACTTTTGATGTGACGTTCTCTTACGATTTCTGGGAAGCTGGTCAAGGTGTTGTAGGTCAGGTAACTACCTCGGTCTTAACTGGGCCCGAGTTCGGCTAATATTAGTTTGTAGAGTATTAAAACGGTGGTTTCTATGAGACCACCGTTTTTTTTTATGTTTATCTTCATTTATAAATAGATAAAACAAAATACATTTTAGGAAATGAAAATATGGCAGTAGAGCTATTTGGTTTTAAGATAGAGAAATCTAATCAAAAACAACAAGAAAAAAATGTAAAATCCTTTGTTGCACCTAATTTTGAAGATGGCGCAGTAGAAGTCGCTGCTGGTGGTGTTTATGGTACTTATGTAGATCTAGAAGGTTCTGCTAAGTCTGAAGGAGAACTAGTAACACGTTATCGCGAAATGGCTATGCAACCAGAATGTGATAACGCCATCGAAGATATTGTAAACGAATCAATCGTATTGGATGATGAAAATCCAATAGACATTGTTCTTGATGATTTAGAATACTCTGATTCTTTTAAAAACAAAGTTAGAGAAGAATTTTATAACGTATTAAAACTTCTCGACTTCAATAATCAAGGATATGACATATTCAAACAATGGTATGTTGATGGACGTTTATATTATCACATACTCGTCAACGAATCAAAACCTAGGAATGGTATACAAGAACTTCGTAAAATAGACCCTAGAAAAATTAAAAAGATACGTGAAAAAATAACTGAAACTGATCCTCGTACAAGGGTAACAGTTGAGAAAGGGTTCAACGAGTACTACATCTATCATCCAAAAGGGATTACTTCTTCAGGCGTTCAAAACGCGGTAAAGATCGCTAAAGATTCTATCTGTCATGTTACAAGTGGTATAAACGATCCATCAAATAAGATTGTACTAGGACATCTTAACAAAGCAATCAAACCATTGAATCAACTTAGAATGTTAGAAGACGCAACTGTAATCTATCGTTTATCTCGCGCACCAGAACGTAGAATATTTTATATCGATGTAGGCAATCTTCCAAAGATGAAGGCTGAACAATATCTACAAGACATGATGACAAAACATAAGAATCGTCTTGTCTATGATGCTTCGACTGGTGAAGTTAGAGATGATCGTAAGTTTATGACAATGTTAGAAGACTTCTGGCTTCCTCGTAGAGAAGGTGGTAGAGGTACTGAGATTACTACACTTCCAGGCGGTCAAAATCTTGGAGAAATGGATGACGTAGATTATTTCCGTCGTAAACTCTACAAGTCTCTGAATGTTCCTGTAACACGCATGGAAGCAGAGAATCAATTTAATCTTGGTAGGTCTACAGAAATTACTCGTGATGAGTTAAAATTTACCAAGTTTATAAAAAGACTTAGAAATAGATTTTCACATCTATTTGATAATCTTTTAGAAATACAGTTAGTTCTAAAAGGTGTAATAACAAGAAAAGACTGGAAACTAATTCGTGAAGATATTTATTATGAGTTTGCACATGATAACTATTTTGCTGAACTAAAAGAAGCAGAAATATTAAGAGAAAGACTATCTCTCGCCAATGAGATTGATGGTTTTGTTGGCAAATACTACTCAATGTCTTGGGTTCGTAGGAATATTCTTCAGATGTCTGAAGAAGATATTGAAGAGATGGATAAAGAGATCAAAGACGAGTCTGATGACCCAGATAATCCTATGAATGATACAGAAGATGAAGTGGAAGACAATAAAGACAGTTCTGATTCTGTAACAAATACTGTTGAAGAGTTTGTTCCGTCAAGTGTAATTTCTGAAGAGGAGAAAAATCTAGTCAAGAGTATGACAAAGTTTATGGACTCGATGACACCTACAGAAACGGAATAATCTTTTATGAAACCGACTGTTGAAAATGCCAAATTATTAGTTACTCTGTTAGCGATTATAAAACAAGAAAACTCCAAAGTGAAAGACGCTTTGTATGAGCAGCTTTATGCGGTTATGCAGGAGGAGTTTGATAATTCAACTGGTATTAAATATTTACAGGTTGAGGGTATAGATACTCCTATACCAATTGAAGTTTTTCGTGGTGAGAGAGGCGAAAAAGGAGATACTGGTAAACAGGGTCTTATTGGAGAGCAAGGTCCTGTTGGTCCATTAGGTCCCATGGGTCCACAAGGCCCTCAAGGTGAAAGAGGACAGCTTGGACCGCAAGGTTTAAAAGGCGAACAAGGTCTACAGGGCGAAAAGGGTGAGAAAGGCGATCCTGGCAAAGATGGTGAAGATTTTGACTCCACAGAACTAGAAGCAAAATTCTCTAAAATGTATGATGAATTTGTGCAGCAGATATCTGCACAAGTTACACGTATGGCATATACGAGAGGCGGCTCTGGTGGAGGTGGTATCGGTGAATATCCAAAGACTACTATCTATCCAAGAGATGTTATACCTGAAGCTAATAATACTTATTCTTTAGGTTCTGCTGATAGAATATGGAAAGATCTTTTTGTTGGTACTGGTACTATATATTTTGGTAATAATACTATTAGAGTTAATGATGTAAGTAATACATTATATTTTAATGGTGGTGAAGTAGCAACTCAGAGTTATGTTGATACAAAGATTGATGCTTTAATAAATTCTGCTCCACTTGCTTTAAATACGTTAAAAGAATTATCCGAAGCGTTAAATAATGATGCAGATTTTGCTACCACTATAACCAACACTATTGCATCTAGTGGAGTTTCATCTGCTAATTGGTATAACGCTAATGATACTATAGTATTTACTCGCGGAGATAGCACAACCTTTAATGTAACAGTTACCGGTTTTGGCACCTCAAACGTTGCAAATATTGCTTTAACAGATTTAACAGATGTTGATTCGGATACAGCGCAAGATGGTTATGTTTTGAAATATAAATCATCTAATAACACTTTTTATTTTGCATCAGAAACTGGTGGAGGATCTGCTGTATCAGGACAATTTGATTATGGTTTTATTACTTCACCAACTATACAACAACATGACTACGGAACACTGGCATGAGTATTGAAGTAAGACTCAGAAGAGGCACTGCCGCCCAACATACTACCTTTACAGGCAACACTGGTGAGGTAACGGTAGATACTACCTATAATACTCTTCGTGTTCACGATGGTTCTACTGCTGGCGGCGTTAGATTAGCAAAACATTCTGATCTCGACGCCGTAGCCAATCTAGAGTCTATACCATCAAGTCTAAAACCTTCAGCAAATGTAACCTATGATCTAGGTGCATCTGAATACGCTTGGAGAGATTTATATCTGAGTGGTAATACAATACACTTAGGTCAGACACAAATAAAAAGAAATGCTAATGGTTCTGTTAGTTTTACAGATGTCGCTAATAATAATGTAGATATAGTTGTTAACTCTTTAAATGTTACTGGTCAGACAAATACAAATTTTACTGGTAATGTATCAATTACTAATTTGATATTGAGCAATGTTTTAGGAACTACATATGGTGGCACGGGTTTAACATCGTTTACACAAGATGGTGTTTTGTTTGGTAAGACATCATCTACTTTAAGTTTTGTTACAGGATCTTCTGGAGAAATACTACAACTAGCAGCTAATGGAACTCCAGTTTTTGACGATATGGATGGAGGAACATTTTAAGTTATGAGGTTATTATGGACAAACAAAAAGAGGCTTTAGATACTTATATTACTCTCCAACAAAATAAGATAAACGAACTTGTACAACATATTATGATGCTGGAGACAAGAATAAAAATTTTAGAAAAAGAAAATGAAAATCTTAAGGTCGAAAATAATATAAATATACAGGAAATAAAATCTATAAAACATACAAGAAAAACTTTTTCTACAGTTAATAGTACAAATAGTAGAATAAAAATGACTAAAGAGAAGGAATTTAGTGTACTCTCACAGTTTAAGCCAAAAGAGTAAGGAAAACAAAAATGGCATCAATAATTAAAATTAAAAGGAGTACTACACCGGGTTCAATTCCTAGTGGTGGCGCTTTAGCTGCAGGAGAACTTGCTGTTAACTTAGCAGATCGTGTTATATTCTCTTCCAGTGATGGATCAAATGTGATTCGTATCGGTGAAGCACAATTAGCTAATACTAATGCTTATATTGCTGCTGTTCAATCAGATGTAGATTCGAACGAAGCTACTGAACGAGCAGCACTTGCTAATACTAACATTGCTATCAGTCTAATCAATACTAATTTAACAAGCACAAATACTGCTATTAGATTGTTAGTTGCTGATAGGTTACAAGTTGCCAATGCAGTCGCTACATATCAAACTATTGCTCAATCAAAAGCATACTTAGCAAACACCAATGCTTACATCGCTAGTATTGCTGCTACAGCAGATATAGTAAATGATACTACTCCGCAGCTTGGTGGTGACTTAGATCTCAACGGGCAGACTATTAACGGTAGTGGACTTATTGATATTACTGGTAATATTAAATCATCTGCCAACGTTGTTGGTGCTGCTGTTATTGCTGGTAACATTCAAATCGATGTAGACGCAAATGAAATAAACACTTCTAGTGGCAATTTGATTATCGATTCTGCTGGTGGTACAGTTAATATTGACGATAACTTACAAGTTCAAGGTAACTTGACTGTTTATGGTACTACAACTACTGTAACTTCAACCACAGTTAGTGTTGATGACTCATTATTAAAACTTGCCGCAAACAACGCATCAGATGCAGTTGACATTGGTTTCTATGGTGAATATAATGACGGGACCACTAAATATGCCGGTATTTTCCGCGATGCATCAGCAACCAGTGATCCTTTCATCTTCTGGCAAGGACTGACATCAGAACCAGGGACGACGGTCAACTTCGGAAGTGGTTCACTCGCAACTATCGAAGCAGTAATAGATGGTGGTACATACTAAAAGATAAGTATATTATGTGTAAATACTATTATAAACTAGGGGGACGTTTTTAACGATTCTCCCTAGTTTCCTTATATAAGGGATAATTATGGCATCTTTAATTAAGATCAAAAGAAGTAATGTTGCAGCTAAACGTCCGACAACAAGTGATATAGCTGCTGGTGA